GACTAGCGCAGATCAGTTTTATGGTAACGGCTTGCAGATTGAACGTGGAACTGCTTGGGTCAACTATTTTGATGGCACATACAACCCTTACACTTCTGATGCAACAAACAGATACGATGTCGCTTGGTTAGGTGACCCTTACGCTTCCAGCTCTGGCATGACTATTTCTACTGCTGCTACTGCTACAGCACCTACAATTCTTGTTTTTGCTGACGCTAATAGTCAAGGCACAGCGTATGCTAACGGCACAGGTATCCCTTTCACAGAGTTAGATGTCGCTTATGGTGGGGAGCAACTCTACAATCAGGTGCAGGTTGTTGGTGTGAACGCTACCGCTTTGACTGTTGATACTGCAGGGCAGACAAGGTATGGGGCTAAATCTTATGCTCAAACCGATAATTTGACTTCTAGCATGGTTGCGCCTGCTCGTATTGCTGCAGGTTTGCTAGGTGAATTTAGGTTGCCTGAGTATCGTGCTTCAGCTATAACTGTCGCTTTGGAAGCGTTGACGGCAGGGCAACAAACAAGTGTTTTAGGTTTAGAGCTTAGAGATGTTATTAGAGTGTATTTTCAGCCATCTGCAACAGGTTCGGTAGTTGATAAGTATTATCAAATTCTTGCTATAAACAGCAACACTGACACTGAAAGAGATCACATCACTTTTACTGTGTCTAGTTTAGATAATTTACCGATAAGGCTTGATTCAACGTTTCTGTCTATTTTAGATACAGATACTTTAGGCTAGTAAAATAGGAGTTTAGGAGAACAAATGTCTGCAACAAAATCTTGGTCTATCGGTGATGTCTTGACGGCTGCCGATTTGAACAGCAACTTCACTAAACTGCCTTTAGCTGTGTCAGGTTTCACAGGTTCAGGGCCTTCTACTGCTATTGCTGCAGGAAGTTCTGCCACTGTCGCTATCGCTTTCCCTGCATCAAGGTTTACTGTTGCCCCTATTGTTTCTTTGTCATCTTCTGGCGCATACATTACACCTGTAGTGAATGCTGTTACTTCTGGAACTGTTACTGTCGCTATGGTCAATAATGGTGCTGTATCTCAGGGTGCTTCAACTATTACTGTTTATGGTGTTGCAGTTCAAATGACTAGCGGAACGGCTGCAGGATAATGGTAACGATGATTAGCTGTAAAACTGAAGGCTGCACTATGGGTGATGAGCAACATACCCCACATCCTGAAGGTATCCCTGTTTGTTGCTGTTTCTGTGGGGCTGTGATGACTGATGCCTGAGCAACCTAAACAACCTACAAATCAGGCTTTACTGTTGCAGATTGTTCGTGACATAGAAATTCTAAAAGCAAACAGTATTCAGATATTGGATGCTAGTCGCGATCATGAGAATCGTATTCGTGACTTAGAGAAGCAGATGAACAGGAACGCTTGGATTCCTGCCGTCATTACAGCTGTTTTAACTTCGGTCATAGTTTTTTGGATTAGTAAAGGATTGAGTTAATGATAAATCCAGGCACATACAACATCACCGCATATCAGGGCGCAGATTGGGATAGAACTTTTACTATCACACAAGGCGGAACTGCTTTGAACTTGACTGGTTACACATCTCGTATGCAGGTTCGTGAAGCAGCCGATTCAACAGCATACCTGTTATCTCTAACATCAGGCACAGGGATAACTTTGGGTGGCACAGCGGGAACTATTGCTGTCGCTATAACTTCAGCACAATCTAGTGCCGTTGATGCAGGATCTTACGCATACGATTTAGAGATTATTTCGGGTGCAAGTGTTGTGACCAGGCTTCTTGAAGGCGGTTTCACTGTTTCAGGAAACGTGACTAGATGAGCGATGTCACTGTTACAGTCGTTGAATCAAACACTAACGTTACAGTCACAGAGCAAGATGTTGCTGTCGCTATAACAGAAACTCCTGTTACTGTCACTACAAGCACTGCAGGTATTCAAGGTGCTACAGGGGCTACAGGGGCTACAGGTGCTACAGGTGCGACAGGGGCTACAGGTGCTTCAGGTGTTGTATCTGTAACATCACCGATAACAAATACAGGCACATCAGGCTCAGCAATTGTAGGTATAGATCAGACTTTACTATCTTTAACTCGTAGTCAGATAAGCGATTTCACTTCAGGCACAGTAACAAGCATTTCAGGCACAGTCACACAAGCGCAAGTAACATCACTAACAACAGACTTAGCAGGTAAAGCATCATTAGGTGCTGCAAATACTTTTACTGTTGGTGGGCATGTAATAACAAACGCTGCAACAGCAGTAGTGCCTTTAACAGTTAAAGGTGTTGCATCTCAAAGCACAGACGTTTTTAGAGTTCAAAACTCAGGTTCAACTAACTTATTTAGAGTTGATCAGTTTGGTGGTATTTACTCAACTTTCGCCAATATTACTTCTGATGCTGCAGCTACAAGACCTCTACTTGTAAAGGGTGCTTCAGGACAATCAGCAAACCTATTTGAGACACAAGATTCTGCTTCTAATATTCGTTTTTATGTTGATTCTGCTGGTAACGCAAACTTTAGTTCGGCAACATTTATTCAAAACTCAACTGGCAAAATGATTATAGGTTTAAGTTCTGCTGCGGCTATTGGTTTAGTTGTAAAAGGTGCTGCTTCTCAGTCTGCTAACTTGCAGGAATGGCAAAACAGTGCTGGAACAGTTTTAAGTCGAATTAAGTCTGATGGTACTCCAGTATTCTCTTATGGAACATTTTTCGGGCAACAAACTTTATCTGCTGATGCTGACGGTGTAAAGCCATTAGTTCTTAGGGGATTTTCTGCGACTCAAACTGGAAACCTTACTGAATGGCAAAACTATACTGGTACTGGTGCATTGGCTTGGGTGACTGCTGCTGGTTTTGTTTATGGTGCTCAATTACGTACTGGTTCAAGCCTTGCTTTGATTACTGAAACAAATGGTGGTGGAGCAGTAACTTTAGTTAGACAAACTGCAGCTGCTAGCAGTCCGGGAGCCAACACAGCAAGACTTTATTTCCGCGATGGCACTACTGCTGGCACACTAAAACTTGTTGTTCGTGCAGGTGCAGCAGGTGCTGAAACAACTATCCTAGATAACATCCCTCAATAAGAAAGAACATGATGTCTGATTTTGATGTATCAAACGATTACAAGCTACAAACCCTAAATTCTCGTCTTGAAGCGTTGAATGTTGAAGGTTGGCATAACGAAGAAGCTAAAACAATTGCAACAGCGTTAGGCAACACTGAAGAAGCAGATCGCCTAACAGCAAACATAGTGATAATCAAGAACGCTATCGTAGTTGTTCAGCAACAGATTGACGATTTAGCGTAAATAAGTCTTTGCTAAAATCAAGGTATGACAACATACATTGAACCTTTCCCTGCATCTACCCGTAACGATGAGTTCGGCAATTTAGCCCCATACCGCAACGGCAGGCCACACAGGGGTCAAGACTGGTCACCTAAAGAACTGTCACCTATTCCTGCTATCACTGATGGAACTATTTTTGTCAATGAATGGTCAGATGTGCTTGGTTGGTTCTTGGTGCAATCTACTAAGGATGGTTTCTGGGTTTTGTATGCTCACCTGGCTAAACAGTCTGATCTAGTCAAAGGCACAAAAGTAACTGCAGGAACTATCTTGGGTAAAGTAGGCGGCGGCAAATACAAGTCTGGTTCTGCTTCTACAGGCGCACACCTTCACTTATCTATGGGTAAAGCTAACGCTAGTCACAGCAACCCAAACATTCACCTATGCGCCTACGATGAACTAATTGACCCGCTGAAACACATCATCGCAAACAAAGGTAAATAATGAAGTTTTTGAAGGCTAGAACAGGTGAAATTGTTTCAGTATTGGCTGCTCTTGTGTGGCGTGGTTTTGGTATCTTTCTGTTTATTTTGGGTGGTAGTGCTGGTGTTGGTGCTGCTCTAACAGGTTCATGGATTACAGGTGTGTTAGTTAGCTTTGGCACTTTGATGATTGGTGTTATCGGTGGGGTTGGTTACGCTATAGCGACAACAGGTAAAGTCACTGCAGCTGACGTATCTAAATCTGCTAACGATGCTATCAAGAAGGCTCAAGAGCAGTCAGATAAGAAGTAATGAAACTCAAGTTTCTTGCATCAGTTTTTTTTATACTCGGTTTCACATTCTGGCCGTTGACTGTAGCCCACGCAGATCCTAACGGGCTAAAGGTTGAAGTCTATAC